CCTGGGCATACTCGACCAGCGGCGTGCGCTGCTCGCCCTGCTCGCCCCTGGCGACCACATACGGCACCCTGGCCGTCTGGCCGTCGCGCTGCTCCTCCCGCACCTCAAATTCCAGCCCCTCGGCCAGTCGCTCCAGTACGGTCGGTCGGTAGCCTGCAGCCTCGGCCACGCCTCGGATCTGCTCCGCCCGCCGCAGGCCCGCCAGTTCGTTCTGCGCCTGCTCGGCAGCCGTCAGCCGCTGCTGCACATCGGTCGGCGCGCCGAGGCCCTGGTACGCCTGCCACGCCAGCGCCTGGTCGCCGCTCAGCACCACCGCGCCCTCGCCGGGTAGCTGCTGCTCCAGTTGCCGGATGCGCTCGCGATACTGGTGGTTTTCCTGAAATAGCAGCGCCGCCGTCGGGTCGGCTCCGCCCTGGCGCTGCATCAGATTGGCCAGCGCTCGCTCCCAGTCCTGCCCGCCCCCCTGGGGCGACTGCGGCGGGTTCTGGTTCTGGTTCTGAGAACCTGCGCCACCCCCGCCACCTTCTCCGCCACTCCCGCCACCGCCATTGTCGGTAGTGAGCACCAGCCATAGTAGGCCGAGCAGGCCGAGTAGTAATCGAAACATCTTATGCTTCTCCTTCTTTGCTTTCTGCTTCATTCAGTGCCGCCAACACCCGCTGCGCCGGGATGCGCTGCCGCACGGCTTGCACCAGGCAGCCATACACCACGCGCGCGCCGCCGGTCTCGCGTGGCCCGCGCTCGGCCTCAACATAGGCCGCGAGCAACGCATCATCATCAAGCCCGCCGATCCAGTGCTGCGCCTGGGCGACGTGGATCGCGTTCTGGCTCGCCAGCCGCGCCCCCTCGGCGATGTGCTCGTCGATGCTGCCCATCACACCCCCAGTTCACTCAGTGGCCGCACCTGCACACTCGGCCCCCAGACCGGATCATCCACGACCTTCGCCATGTCCGACCAATCAAACAACCCCCGCTGCCACCCGTCATAACGCCGCCTGCTCTGCAACTGCTCGCGCTGCTGCTCCTCCGGCTGGTTGCGGAACCAGTCTTGCATGCTCTGCCGGGCAGGCAGGCCAGACAACTCAGGTATCAGCGTCATCCGGCCATTCGGGTGGTCATACGGTCGCTGATCCATCGGGTAGCGCGTGCCATCCAGTGCAAGGCAGCCGGGACATGTGCGCCGATCCTTCGCCTCGATCCTGATCCACTGCTCCACCCCCGCCGCCGCATACTGCTGCCTGCTCGCCTCGCGGTACACGCGCAGCGTCTCGGTGCGGGCGATGGTCTGCGCTCGCGTCAGGCTCGCGCCAGTCCCGCGCATCATTCTCGCAGCTATTTCGCGCGGCCCCAGGCCCTCGCCGAGCCCGTTGATCAACTCTTGCGTCAGCCGATCCACGGCGTCCGGCCAGGTGCGGGCGAGCAGTTCCTGCAACGGCGTCCCGTCTCCGGCCAGGCCAATAGCGACATTCAGCGCCTCGACCGGCAGCCGGTTGAACGCGGTCATCGCGGCCACATCAAAATACTGCGCCGCATCGAACAGGCCGAGCTGCACATATTGCTGCTGCTGCCCCGTCAGGTAGGGCGCCGTCCTTTCGCCATACAGCGCAATCTGCTCCCGCACCTGTTGCAGCAGCGTCTGGTAGCGCTCCATCCGTGCAATCTGGCCCAGGCTCGTGCGCCGCAGGCCCTGCGCCTGGATCTCCTGCGCCAGTAGCTCCATCTGCGGCTGCAGCGACGCCTCCAGCGCCCGCCAGCGCCGCGCCATCTCCGCCAGCGTGGCCTGGTCGCGCTCTTGCAGCGCCGCCTGGCGACGCTCGATGATGCGGTCAAGCTCGCTCATCCTCGCCCTCGCCCCGGTCAAACTGCAGCATCGCCTCGCCCAGGCTCATGCGCGCCTGCTGCCGCTGCTGCTCCTGCTCCTGCTCAATCTGCTGCTCTTCGGCGGCTGGGTCGTCAATGCCCAGCCGCGCCATTGCCGTGCGCTGGCTCATCAGCCGAGCCCCGACCACTTCAACCAGCGCCTTCATCTCTTCGGCACTAATCGGCCCCACATCAATCCGGCAGGTCACGCTGGCCCGCAGTTCGTCGTAGCGCCCCGACTGCCCCGCGAAGTGTGCCGCCAGCGCCAGCGTCGTCTCCAGCAGCCAGCGCACCGCCCGCTCCACCGCCTCCGCCGTGTCCATCAGGCTCATCGCAAAATCAAAAACCGCCTGCCGCCGACTTTCGCCCGATGGCGTCGCATCGCCCGCAATCAGCGCGTGCACCTGGTGCGCCTCTTCGAGGATGCTGCGGTAGGCGCTGAGCGCCGTCGCCTCAAACGTATCCACCGGCACTGGATCGCGGTACACCACATCCGGGTTCGCATACCCGGTTGTGTTGCCCTCCGCGTCCACAATCGGCACGCCCGCCAGGAAATTGGTCGTCCCGGCCCCAATCCGGAACGCGCCCGGCACAAACGTCTCTCTGCCCGTCTGCTCATCCAGCTCCCAGCGCCCCGGAAGCTGAGCGTTGAGCAGCACGCGTTCCAAAAATCCACCGACGACCACATTCCGCGCCTCCATGCTCTTCGCCAAATTCAGCAACTTCTGCTGCTGGCGCACCTGCTCGCCGATGAGCGCCTCGCGCCGCATCTCATAAATCTGCAGCGCCTCATCCAGCGGCATCCGCGTCTCTGTCTTGCTGTCATTGCTGACAATCCGCAGCACCGTCTCCTCGCCATCCAGATAGCTCAACTCGGCCATCGTGGTGCTGCTCGATTCATCCTCATACACATACACGCCACAATCCTGCATCGTGCGCCGGTCAGTAAAAACCGTCGCCTCCGCCGGCTTGAGCGCCTCAGCATAGACATACCAGATCGCCTCGTCGGGCTCTGCCCGCGGGATCTGGCCTTGCTCGTTCAACTCGCCCGCCGGCACAAACAGCCGCAGCGGCACCCGGCCCGCCAGCAGCAGATCAACCACCGCATCCTTCACCACGTTGTGCGTCCCGCGCCAGTCCCACCACTGCCGCAGCAGCGCCTCGCCCTCGGCAATCAACGCCTGCTCCTGCTCGGTCGGCCCCTCGCCCTCCGCCAGCGCTCGCCGCACGCCCAGCGTCCACTGCGGCGTGTGGCCCACGGCGCCGTTCAGGTGCCGCTGCACCACCTCCCTGACCTTGTTCTCCCCCACGAATCCACGCTCAATGTCCAGCCGAACCTGCGCCGCATTCGCCTCGCTCGGGTCAGGCAGCGGCCCGATCCACCCCGCGCCGCCCTGCCAGTGGTCGCCGTCATAAAACAGGCGGTTCTTCTCCTCGCCCGGCTGCACCGCAGCCCCCACCCGCTCCTGCGCCTTCGCAATAGTCAGATCATCAAACGGCGTTGCCATCAGTACGTCACCACCCCACCGCTCGGCGCCCGCCGCTGCGCCTCTGGCCGAGCCTGCCGCCGCAGCCAGCCAACGATATAGCGCTCAGCGTCCATCAAGTGGAAACTATGCTTCTCCTCAATCTCCTCCGTCGGCTCACCGCTCGCATCCAGTTTGCGGCTATAGGTCAGCTTCTCCTGCAAATACTGCTCCAGGTCATCGAACACAAACAACGCGCCCTGCTTATGCGCCCCATACACCCGGTCAATCCCGACCTCCACATCGCTCACCGCAGGCTCGCGCACCGGCAGCCCCCCCGCCCGAAACTCGGCGCGCCACTGCCCCTCCGAGCCAGAGCCACCCACGCACACCGGGATCATCGGCTCGCCCTCCAGCAGCTTCTCAGCGTGCTCCTTCGCCGTACGTCCACCAGCCAGATACTCCCGATAGCAGAAGAGCCGCCCCGTTCCCGGCTCCTTCGCAAAGAACAGCCCCGCCGTATTGACTCCGCCGAAGTCGAGGCCCAGGTAGCGCTTCCAGTCAGCCGGAATAGCAAAGCGCGGCACCAGGTGCTGCCGCTCATCGAATGCATCATAGATAAGTCCCGCCGGTCGTGTGAAGATCGCCCGATAAAAGAGGTCGAACTTCCACCTCGGCAACTCCCCCCGCACCCGCTCAAACTCATCCTGCGGAAAGTTCGGATTTTCGGTGCTGTCGAACCGCACCACATCGATATGCGGGTCGCCCGCCTTCCACCGATCCCACAACTTCTGCTTGAGCCAGCCCAGATCATAGGGCGTCGTCGTAATGAGCGCCCGCCCCTCGTTAATGCTGAGCCGCCGCTGAATAGCCTCCCAACTGCCGAGCTTGAACTTCTTCTGCCCCGCCTCGTCGAGCCAGGCCGCCTTGGCGGTCGCGCTCTCCAGGCTCTCCGGATCAGCCGCATAGCCAAACAGCACCCGCGTCGGCCCATCCGGCACATACCCAAACGTGCGCCGAGCGCCATCGCTCGAAAACACAAACTGCCGCGCTGGCGACCCGGTGTACGTGCCGAGCCGAAGCCAGCCTTCGAAGAGTTGCTTAAACTCAGGTAACGCCTTAAGCTCCAGCAGCGGGAAGGTCGGCGTAACCACCAGGTAGTCGCCCGGCCCCCGCAGTTGGATCTCGCGATACAGCCAGTGCGGCCCCCAGCTCGTCTTGCCCGACTGCGTGCCAGCCAGAACCACCACAAAGCGCGCCGTGCTCTGCCACGCCCGCCACTGCCCGCG